GAGCGCTTTCAGTTGATCGACCGCCGGTTTGATGAAATGATCACTCACCTGAGGCGCATTGAAGATCGTCTGCAGCAGGTGGCTGACCGACCACTTAACTGAAGGGGAGGCCTCATGAGCTTCTGGGATCGCTTTGAAAGCAGCCGCGAGGGCATCGAGGACACGGTCGAGTTCACGATCCGCGTGGCGGTAATCACACTGGCCTGCGTCGTGCTGGTCGTCGTGGCCGCACTGGTCGTTGGCCTGTTCGCGTCCAATGACGTGGTGGACAGCGATAAGGTCTTTGAGATCGTCGGCCCCGCGTTCAACATGGTCATCGGTGCCTTCGTCGGCCTGCTGGGTGGCCTGAGCCTCAACGCCAACGCGCGTGACAAGAAACCGGAAGAGCCCGCTCCAATCGAGCCTGAGCCTCTGCCGGCGCCTGAGCCTGAGCCTGCGCCTATGGCTGCTGCGCCGGAGCCTGAAGCTGAAGACGACGACGATGACATGGCCCCGTGGGAGAAGTACCGCAACGACCTGCGCTACGACGCCAACGGCGACGGCGTGGTCGACGAGGACGACTTCCCAGACTGGCGCAACCCGAGGGCGTAATGGCTGGCAATCTTTCTACCGTTGAACTGATCGGTCAGCTTTGGCCGATTGTTCTGGCATTCATTTCGCTGGTGATTATCCTTGCCAAGATGGACGTTCGCCTCGCCGTGGTTGAGGAGAAGGTCAAGGCGCTCTTTGATCTGTGGAACAAGAAATGAGCCTTGTAACTCTCCAGCAGAAGGTCAGCGTCACCGCTGACGGTGCGTTCGGACCGGGCACGTTCAAAGCCGCTGCCGCCTACTACAAGCTGAACAAGAACCGCGCGGCGCACTTCTTCGCTCAGACGGCGCACGAGAGCGGCAATTTCACTGCCTTCAGCGAGAACCTGAACTACGGCGCGAAGGGCCTGCGCGGCATCTTCGGCAAGTACTTCCCCACGGAAGCTATGGCCAAGGCGTATGAGCGCCAACCGCAGAAGATCGCCAACCGCGTCTACGGCGGCCGCATGGGCAACAGCGTCGAGGCATCCGGCGACGGCTGGAAGTATCGTGGGCGCGGCGCGCTGCAGCTCACGGGCAAGGCGAACTATCAGGCGTTCTCGGACTACATCGACCGCCCGGACGTGATGGAGAACCCGAACCTTGTGGCGACTGAGCTGTGCTTCGAGAGCGCCCTGTGGTTCTTCGACAAGAATAAGCTCTGGTCCATCTGCGACCAAGGTATCAACGACGCCGCCATCCTCGCCCTGACCAAGCGCATCAACGGCGGCACGCACGGCCTCGATGACCGCAAGGCGAAGACGAAGAAGTTCGCCGGGTGGCTGCCGTGAACGTCAACTGGGGCGACATCCTGAAGGGCGCTGTGCCCATCCTGATCGCCTGCATTGCGTGGCTGCTGGGGCAGGTGAACACCTTCGAGACGCGGCTGACCAAGATCGAAGCGTCGATGCCTGTCCTCATCACGCCGGATGGCGTACCCACGGACAGCCCGCTTTCGGCAAAGGCTCGATCTGAATTGCGTGAGCATCTGACGGGCGAGATCAACGACTTGAAGGTGCGCGTTGGCGTCATCGAAAGCAAATCTAAGTAAGGAGATTATCATGGACCTGAAGAAAATGGTGCTCAATGCTGCCAAGAAAGAAGCCGAGAAGGCCGTCGTCAACAAGGTCACCAAGGGTGTGATTGGCGACCCCCACCCGCCTCAGCGCTCGCTGATGGTTAAGCTGATGGATGTGCGGAACAAGGGCGTGATTGCGTTCGCAGCCGTCGCAGCCTTAATTGCAGCAGTTGCCGAATTGATGTAGGACGGGCGTATGGCCACAACGCTGACCTTTACCACGCTCCAGGAGGACGTGCGGCGCTACTTAGAGCGAGGTTCGACGCTTGCCTCCGACCCCGTTGTTTATGAGCAAATCCCGCGCCTAATCAACCTGGCTGAGCGGCGCATTGCGCGCGAGCTGAAGATCCAAGGCTTTATCAACGTCGTCACCGGCACCCTGCAGACGGGCGTCTCAGTGTACGCCAAGCCGGACCGCTGGCGCGACACGGTCAGCATCAACATCGGCACGGGTGTGCAGAACAACACGCGCAAGATGTTGTTCACGCGCGCCTATGAATATCTGCTGCGCTACTGGCCCGATCGCACTGCCACCAGCCAACCTCTCTTCTACGCTGACTACGACTACACGCACTGGCTGTATGCGCCGACACCGGACGCCGACTACCCGTTTGAGGTGCTGTATTACGAGCTGCCGCCGCTGCTGGACGACGTGGTGCAGACCAACTGGCTGACAGAGTACGCGCCGCAGCTCTTGCTCTACGGGACGCTGCTGGAGGCGACGCCGTTCCTGAAGAACGACGAGCGCATTCCCGTCTGGCAGAACATGTACGATCGCGCAGCCGCCATGCTGAACGGCGAAGATTTGGCCAAGATCCTTGACCGCTCCTCGGTTCGCAAAGAGGCGTAAGCGTTATGACGAACACCTACACCCAAATCTTTGGCGGCAACACGATCTTCCCGTCGGACGTTTCCTACCTCGCACTGCCGCTGACGGCGGACACCGAACTGGCGTGGCCGCTGGAGAGCAACACGGTATTGCAGCCGGCTGCGCGCATTATTGACATCACGCCGACGGGTGCCTTCTCCATCATTCTGCCGCCCGCCGACGAGACGGGCGTGGGGCAGACCATCCTGTTCAATAACCTCGGCCCCAGCACCGTCACCATCAAAAACAACGTGGGCACGACGATCATCTCGATCGCGCAGGGTCTGCAGTTCCAGTGCTACATCTCGGACAACAGCACCGCCGCCGGTGTGTGGAGGGCGTTCCAGTATGGCGCCGCCACGGCACAGGCGCAGGCGGCACTGCTGGCAGGCTTCGGCCTGACGGCGACCGGCGCGACCCTGTCGCAGTCAACGCCCGTCACGCTCTTCAACACCAACTACACGGCGGGTCCGTCTGACCGGGCGTCGATGTTTATCTGGAACGGCGCGTCGGGCGTCATTACGATGCCGACTGCCACCGCCGGCGGCAACAACTGGTTCATGGCCATTCGCAACAGCGGCGCCGGAAATCTCGTCATTACCCCGCAGGGTGCCGACACGATCAACGGCTCGGCCACACTGACACTGGCACCGGGCGACAGCGCCACGGTGGTAACCGACGGCACCAGCTTCTTCACGCTGGGCCTTGGCCAGAGCGCCGTGTTTGCCTTTGACTTCACGTCGATCAACCTCGGTGGCGTGAGCGGCAACTACACGCTCTCGGGCGCCGAGTTGAACCGCATCGCCTACCAGTTCACCGGCGCGATCACGGGCAACGTCGAGATCATCGTGCCCAAGACGACGCAGCAGTATTGGGTCTACAACGACACGACGGGCGGATCGTTCACCCTGCGCGTCAGGACCAACACGCAGTCGCCAGGTGTGCTGGTGGCGCGTGGTTCGCGTGCCATCCTGTACTGCGACGGCAATGAGGTGGTGGACGCCGAGACGGGCGGCATCGCCACGCCGGTTGCCGTCGCCGATGGCGGCACGGGCGCGACGACTGCAGGCGCGGCCCTGATCAATCTGGGCGGTACGTCTGTCGGCATCAGCATCTTCACGGCGGCGGCTGCGGTCAATGCGTGGACGGCGCTGGGAGTTGCGCCGGCTGGCACCGTCAACGGTGGCACCTTCTAAAGTGCCCGTCGTCCAGATACGTTCGCAGCCGGGCATCAAACGCGACGGCACGAAGTTCGAGGGCGATAACTACGTCGACGGGCAGTGGTGCCGGTTTCAGCGCGGCCTGCCGCGCAAGATCGGTGGCTATCGTGCGATCAGCAAGTACCTGCGCGAGATCAGCCGCGCGATGAGTGAGTTTACGCAGAACAGCCTGACCTACGTCCACAGCGGCTCGGCCAACCTCGTTGAGCGCTTCTACATCGACAACGGATTCAACACGTCGATCATCACCAACCGCACGCCGTCGACGCTGGCGACTGACCCCGACAACATGTGGCAATTTGATTCCATTGCCGCGCCGGGCCTTGGCGGTATGCAGCTTGTCGCGCAGGTCGCGCCGAACCTCGGGTGCATCTGCAATGCGGACGGCGGCCAGCTTTTCTTTGGCGACCTGTTCGCCACTACGCCGCTGCAGCCAATCACCAATCTGCCGGCTGGCTACAGCGCCACCGGAGGCGTGGTGGTGCTGCACCCGTACACGTTCATCTTCGGCAACGACGGCTATGTCGCATTCTCGGTGGCTGGCGATCCGACGGACTACACCAGCCTCGGATCTGGCGCGGCGAACATTGCCTCACAGAAGATCGTCAAGGCCATCGCCTTGCGTGGTGGCCCCGGCAACTCGCCGTCGGGCTTGTTCTGGTCGGCCGATGCGCTAGTGCGCGCGTCTTTCATTGGCGGCGCGCCGGTGTTCCAGTTCGACACGATCAGCACGCAGAGCTCAATTCTCGGCGCGAACACGGTCATTGAGTACGACGGCATCTTCTACTGGGTGGGCACCGATCGTTTCTTGATGTTCAACGGCGTCGTGCGTGAGGTGCCGAACAATCTCAACCTCAATTATTTCTTCGACGGCCTCAACCAGTCGCAGCGCCAGAAGGTTTTTGCCATGAAGGTTCCGCGCTTCGGCGAGATCTGGTGGTGCTATCCACGCGGTGACGCCATCGAGCCGTCGCACGCCGTCATCTACAACGTCCGCGAGAACACCTGGTACGACTGCGAACTGCCCAACGGCGGCCGCAGCGCGGCGGTGTCGCCGACCGTGTTTCCCAAGCCGATCATGACGGGCGTCGTGCCGACTGTCGCGGATGACGAGACGCGCGTCACCGAGGCCAGCGACACGCGCATCACCGAGACGGGCGGCGACGTGCGCGTCACGCAGGACAGCGAGGTCGATCAGTATCGCCTGTGGGTGCATGAAGTGGGCGTGGACGACATTGACGGCCTGAACATCCAGCCCGTGCTGAGCTTCTTTGAGACTGCCGACATGTCGCTGCCCGTGACAAGCCAAGAGAACAAGGCACTGCAGGTGCTGATGATCGAGCCTGACTTCGTGCAGAGCGGTAACCTGACCATGCAGGTGACCGGCCGCGCCAACGCCAAGGCGCCAGAGGTGTCAACGGATCCGCACACCATCTACGAGACGCCGCCGACGCCGCAGGATCAGGTCGTCTATTTCAAGACGCAGCGCCGCGAGTTGCGCTTCCGCTTCGAGAGCAACGCCATTGGGGGCAACTACCAAATGGGGCTGGTGCTGGCGCATGTGCAACCTGGCGATGGCACGGTGATTGGATGATCGACCCGCGCGGCATGGGTTTGATTGATTGGGCCGACTCCGTTATATTGTCGGTTGGTGATGCGTGGTCGTTTGGTCGCTTAGACGACGAGAACGAATGGCAGGGCTGGGCTACGGGCTTTTTGCGCGCGACACCGTTCTCGCAGCGCGTCGTGCCTGACCCGTATCAATTCGATGACTGGCGCGAGTGGGCAATGCGGGCGTACCCGATGCTTGAAGGACAGGGTTGATGGCTAACGGCGAAAACGATCTGATGGGCGGCCTCTCCGCTGCAGTGCAGCCGATGGCGCAGCCGGTGGGCGGTCTCACCGCAGCACAGCCCGCATTCGACGATTACGACGACTACACCGGGCGTATCGGGCCGGATGGTGAGCCTGAGCGTTACAGCACCATGCGCGGCGGTGATCCGCGCGTTGCGCAGCAGCGCGAGATAGAAGAACGGGCGCGGCGCCTGCAAGAACCTTTCAACATCGATAACTGGCTGAAAAGCGCCGGCAAGGACGTGCGCGGCACCACGGCTGCAAGTCAGATCACCCTCCAGCCCGGCACACAGTATCAAATCCGCGACTATTCGGGCAAGAACGACGGCCAAGTCATCGCCTCCGGTAGCACGCCCGAAGAGTTCCTTATGCTGCAGGACGTTGCCCGTGGCCTCGCTCGGCAGGGTACGAATGCTGATTACCGGATCGAGCAGGTCGGTGGCACACCAACTGGTGGCCTCGCCCAGTATCGCGACCCGACGACTGGCGAGGCGGTGACGCTACTTGGCGGCGACTTGTATAATAAGCCGATTGCCGGAGACATCATCAAGATAGCCCTGCCGGCTGCGTTGGCCCTTATTCCGGGCGTTGGCGCCGGCCTTTCGGCGGGGCTTGCTGCCAAAGGGTCGCTGGCTGCCAAGATGATAGGTGCCGGTCTCGCAAGCGGTATTGGCCGCACTGCTGCCGGTGTCCTAACAGGCGATCCCGTCCTCGACAGTCTCAAGGCTGGCGCTATCAGCGGATTAGGATCGGCGGCTACCGCTGGCCTGTTAGACAAAATCGGGATTGATAAGGCGTTGAGTAATGCCTTCAGCGGCGCAAAGGGCGCGCTTGCCGGGGAGGCTGCCAGTCAGGGTGTTGGTCAGGGCATTAGCGAAGCAGCGAAAAAAGCCGCCGAAGAGGGCCTGATCACAGTTGTTGGGTCCCGCTTCGCACCGTCGCTTGTCAGCGGCGGTCTCAGCGCAGCGAGCGGATCGCTGCTCGGTAATATCGGCAAGCCGCTTGATCGGTTCCAACAGGCACTTGATAAGGCGCGTCTGGAAAACGAGCTTGGCCTCGGCGACATTGTCGTCAGCGGCTCGCGCATTCCACAAGGTGGACTTGATAGCATTCTTGCGGGCGCAGTGCCGTCTTCGCTGAACGTCGGCACACCGACCGACACAAGTCTGCCCAGTGAAGAGCTTCTGGCTGAAGCTAGTCGCACCCAGCCAAATCGCGTCAGCAATGCCCTTGCGGCTGGCTTTGATCAGTTCCTCAGTGACAATGCCGGCATGGTTGGCGACGATCCAGAACTTTTGGCTGAGGCGGATCGCATTAAACGATTTGAAGCTGAAGCAGCCGCCGCTGCCGCTGCTGGTGCTGCTGTTCCCACTGGCGCTCTTTCTGCTGCGGAAAGCACCCTTGAACCAGAAGCAGTTGCTGAGGCGGAGCGCATTAAACGGTTTGAAGCTGAAGCCGCTGCTGCTGCCGCCGCTGGTGGTGCGCTTCCTGCTGCAGTCGCTGGCGAAGAGCCTTTGATCACTGTCACGAACCAACCGCCTCCAAAGGTCGATTTTACTGGTGGTCTCGCTACAATACCTGCTTCCGTCTTGCTTAGCCAATCGCCAACTACAGTTACGGACACCGGCACACCTCCAGGCGACAAGAAAACAGACCTGTCCAAGAAAATCGGCGCGGGGGTTGGCGTTCTCACGCTACTGGACCAGCTACTGGGCGGCGGTGGCGGCGGTGGCGGTGGTGGCGGCGGCATTAACAGCACGGCCGGCACACGCGCATCGCTCAGCCCAATTTTCAGCGCCAAGCTGCCAGAGGCGCGCGGTATCTTTTCGCCTGCCTCCTTCGCGCCCCGCGACATGAGCGGCACCGACTTTGCGCGCTACGGCTATGGTCCGGCGAAGTCGTTCTTCGAGAACGTGCCGCGCAACGTCGAGGAGTACAAGGCCGCGCTTGCCGCCAACAGCGCGCCGCGTCCGGTGCCCACCGGCACTGCACAGCCGGGGTTGACGATCAGCTCCACCGGGCAGCCCACGCCGGGCGTCGTAAACCCGCAGTTCGCGGGCGCAACGACAGTCGCGGCTGCCATACGTCGCCTTGCGCCGGATGCCACCGATGAGCAGATCGATGCGTATCTCAGCGGGCCAGAGGGTGCGAGGTTCCTTGAGATAATGACCGAGTCAGGCATCACCCAGCGGCGTGCACGCGGTGGCATGATGGCGGCCAAGGGTGGCGCGTCCAAGGCTCGTGACACCTACGCCGTCCGTGGCCCAGGCACTGGACGCAGCGACGAGATACCCGCACTGCTGAGCGATGGCGAGTATGTTATCGACGCCGAGACGGTCTCCATGCTGGGCGATGGTTCCGGTGAGGCAGGCGCCAAACGCCTTGATGAGCTGCGGATCAAGATCCGCAAGCACAAGGGCCGTAACTTGGCGAAGGGTAAGTTTAGTGCTAACGCTAAGCGGCCCGATAAATACCTATCTGGAGGTCGTGTATAATGGCTGTTACAGACTTCCTGACCGATGGTAAGCCCGGCGCCGTACAGCCGTTCGCGTCGACCACGGAGTCGGTGCTGCCTGATTGGTACACCAATTATGCGCAGGACATTCTCGCGGGGCAGCAGGCTGTGTCCAACCGGCCGATGCCATTGTTTCAGGGGCCACGCATCGCCGACTTCACGGCTGATCAGCAGAAGGGATTTGAGGCCACCCGCGAGGGTGCCTTTACGTTCCGCCCGGAACTAAACACCGCCTCGCAGCAGACGCAGGGCGTGTTCGGTCGATCGTCAGTCGGTGCCGCACAGCCGTATTTTAATCAAGCCACCGCCATGTCGGCCCTTGGCGCGGCGCAGCCGTTCTTCAATCAGGCCACCGGCATGTCTGGCCTGACGGCCGCTGAGCCGCGCCTTGAGCAGGGTGCAGGCTTGCTGGCCGGTTCGACTAACGCGCTGGGCCTACAGATGGCGCAGCCCTATCTGGGCGCCGCTGGGCAGTCTGCCGCGCAAACCGTCGGCCAGTACATGAACCCGTACACCGAGAACGTCGTCAATCGCATCGGCGAGCTGGGCACGCGCAGCCTGCGCGAGCAGGTGCTGCCGGGCATCGAGGGTGAGATGATCCGCGCCGGCCAGTTCGGCGGCACGCGGCAGGCCGAGTTGATGGGTCGCGCCATCCGCGACGCCACTGAGGGCATCAGCGCACAGCAGGCGCAGGCGCTGCAGCAGGGTTTCGGTCAGGCGCAGCAGGCGGCCCAGACGGACCTCGCGCGTCAGGCGCAGCTTGCCAGTACGGCGGGTGGCCTGGGCGGTGCTCAGCAGCAGGCACTGCTGGGTGCGGGTCGCGGCATGGCCGACATCGGCCAGACGCTTGGCGCACTGACGCAGGCGCAGCAGCAGATGCTCACCGACATCGGCAAGAGCTCTGGCACTCTCACGCAGGGTCAGCAGCAGTTGCTGGCGGACGTGGGGCGCAGCACCGGCTCGCTCTACGGTCAGGACACGCAGGCGCAGCTCAGCGCGGCCAACCAGCTTGCCAACATGGCGCAGCAGCGTCAGCAACAAGAGCTGGCGGGCGCAGGCGCACTCAGCCAGATCGGTGCGCAGCAGCAGGCGCAGACGCAGCGCAACCTCGACCTCGCCTCGTCGGACTTCGAGCGCCAGTTCGCCTATCCGCAGCAGCAGCTCGACGCGATGACGCGGACGATGCAGGGCGTGGCGGGTGCCGTTCCGAGGTCTGAATTGAAGACGGGCTACGGCCCGCCAGAGATTGGCCCGTCACCGATTGCGACGGCAGGTAGCGCAGCCCTTACCGCTGCCGCCATTGCCAAACTGTTCAGCGGCGCACCGTAAGGAACGTGATATGGACCCGGAAGACACCGAAGTAGACGATATCCTTCCCGTGATGATTGGCGCCTTGCCTAGTGCCGAGGCCCTGAAGGTGTACCAGCGGCGCACGAGTTTGGTTGAAAACCAGATACGCAACCACATGGCTGCGCTCGAGAAGGCCCGTGACAACCTGCGCGCGCAACGCGCCGGGCCGGGCAGTGCCGAGCGCCTCCTCTCCATTGCTGCCGCGCTGGGCCAGCCGACGCGCACGGGCTCGTTCGGCGAGACACTGGGCAACCTGGGCGCTGTGCTGAGTTCGCAGGAGAAGGCCAGGCGTGAGGCCGCCGCTGAGAACGCGGCACTGGCTGAGAAGTATGGCATGCAGATCGGCAATGAGCGGTTGCGTCTACTGATGCAGGGTGAGACTGGCGCTAGGGAAGGCCTGCGCGCTTCCTTGGCGCAAGAAGCGGCTGCGGCGAGGGCGGCGGCTAAAGGTGCAGGGGGAGCCGGGGTGTTTGTCGGGGCAGACTTCGTCCCCCGCAGCAAAGGCACTGGCGTTGCCATAAAAGAAGCGCCGGCTGTAAAAGTGTACGAGCTGCAGGATTATATTAACGACCCGGAACAGACGCCCGAAGACAAGCGCGCTGCCTTGCGTAACTTCGACAGTACCTACGGTTTCGGTGCAGCCCAAATGTATCTCGGAGGTAAGTGATGCCCCGTCGTCCACCACCCGCCTTTGGCGATGCCCCTGCAGGCCAAAACCGTTCAGCACAGCTCAAAGAAAGCGTAACTGCTGCCGATTTGGTTTCAAAGTACGCCGCTATTGAAAATGAGCGCGAGCGGTTGCGACTGGAACGTGAACGTCTTGAGCGCACGGCAAAACCTCAGGGCCTCGGCGAAAAGCTGCGCGAGCAGTCCGTACTCAAGTCCGGCGAGGCTCTTACCGGCGCCGCTACGACTGCGCGCACCAAGCTGCCCACCCTCGCCGATCAGGCGCAGGCGGCGTTTGCGGGCGCGCAGGAACTTGTGACGCACCCCGGCTTTGAAGCCAGTGTCGGCGGGCCAAACCCGTTCAAAGGCGGCTTTGGCTTCCTTGGCACGTTCCCCGGATCGCGCGCCCGCGACTTCACCAGTCGCCTCGACAACGTAAAGGCGCAGGTGTTCATGCAGGCCTTCGAAACGCTCAAGGGCGCGGGCGCCATCACCGAACCTGAAGGCGAGGCCGCCACGAAAGCACTGGCCAATCTTGACACCTCGGTGAGCGAGGAACAGTTCAAGAAAAACCTGCAAATCTATCTTGACACTATCAAGCGCGGGTATGAGCGCACGAAATCGATGTCGGACATTCAGCCGATCCCGTATTCGCGGGAGATGCTTCTCGCTGAGAAAAACAGGCGTCTCCGTGTAGACGTTAACCCTGTCCCCCCGACGGAGCGGCGATAATGGCAACAAACCCGCGCGCTCCGAGTGACACGTTCAACCCGAAGACGGGGGCCTTGCAGGTCACCATCGGGACACCGGCTGAGATCAAGGCGCTCACCGACGACGAACTGGACGCCCTACTCGGCCAGTACGACACGATGGACGCTGAGCTAAGCAAGCTCAGCGAAGAAGACATTGACACCATGCTGGCCGCGTCACCGGAGGCCAAAGATATCGGCACGCCGCCCAACGTGGCCCCGGAACTGACGCCAATGAGCACTGGCGAACTCGTGGCTGGCGGTGCGCGCGAGCTGGCTGGCGGAGCCCTGTTTGAGTTTGCCGACGAGGCTGAAGCAGCCGCACGTGCGCCGTTCTCAGACAAAAGCTACGATGAGCTGGTGCGCGAAATCCGCCAAAGCCGTGCGCGCTTCAGCCAACAACAGCCGGAAGCCGCCATGGGCCTGAACGTGGCCGGTGGCATCGGTTCTATGTTCCTGCCCGGTGCCGGCCTTGCTGGGCAAGTTCTGCGCGCCGGAACTGGCATTGGCAAGCTGTCGACGCCGCTGTTGCGCACAGCCGCCACGAGTGCCGTGGAAGGAGGCATCGCCGGTGTAGGCGCTGGCGAGAACCCTGAAGAGCGCCTGAACATGGGCCTCACTGGCGGCGCACTGAGTAGCATCCTCGGCGGCGGCATGTACGGTCTAGGACGCGGTTCGCAGTTCGTTCGTGATGTACGCGATGCGCGCCGCGACACTGGCGCGAACGCCGAGGCCATTGCCGCTGACTTGCTTGCGTCACGCGTGCCAGTCCCCGACGCATTGCGCCAGCAAATGACCCGCGACGCGCAACTGGGCACTCCGACGACATTGGCAACCGCCACGCCGGAACTTGCCAACCTGTCTGATGTGGTGCTGCGCACGCCCTCAGACGCACGCGAGGCACTGGCTGAAACAGTCGCGCGCCAGCAGTCTGGCGCACCGGGCCGCGCGCAGCAGGCGCTGCGGACTGCGCTGCCTACGCCGGACTATTTCGCCTCGATGGATCAAGTCGTAGGGGCGCTGCGCGACAACGCCAAAGATTTGTATAGCGAGGCCTACGCCGCCGCGCCAGAGATCCGCGACCAGCGCATTCTAAACGCGCTGAATGAACCGGACATTCAGTCAGCGTACGCCGACGCTATCAAGAACTCCAAGCGCGAGATGGCGGCGGCTGCGCTGGATGGCGAAGACCCAGCAAAGTACGCCATGAAGGAGTTTATGGATTTGAAGTTTGCCGATGATGGCAGCTTCATTGGTGCCAGTTTCACCGGCAAAATGGTGCCTGATTTGCGCTCGCTTGATCAGATCAAGCAGGCACTTGATCGCCGCATCACCGGCCTCTATGCCAGCGGACAGGGCGGCGACGCCACGGCGCTGCGTAAACTCCGCGACAAGTTCGTCAACCGCCTCGATCAGGTGGGGCCGGCCGAGTACAAGGTTGCTCGCGGTCAGTACAAGGGCGACAGCGAGATCCGCGACGCGCTTGAGCTGGGCCGGAAGGCGGTGGCCAGCAACATGCGTTGGCAGGAGCTGGCCAAGACTATGCGCGAAGCGTCTCCCGGCGAGCAGGCCGCGTTGACCACCGGCTTCATGCAGAACCTGATGCAGCGGTTTGAAGACACGACGCAGCGCCGCAACTTTGCGCGCGAGATCGTGGACAACGACAACCTGCGCAACAAGCTGCGCTCCCTCGTACCCGCCGCCGAGTTTGACGTGCTGGAGGCCGCACTGAAGCGCGAGGGGGAGCTGTACGAGCAGACCGGGCGCGTGCTGACTGGCAGCCAGACCTTTGGCCGTGCGGCCGAGGCTCAGGCCATTGAGGACGCCGTGGCGCGCGGTGACATATCGCCGGCAGTCGATCTGATGCTTAATCCAACGCCGGGCAACTTCTTCAAAAAGACACTGCAGACGTTGAGCAACATGCGCAACGCGAACGTCTCACGCGCGACGTACACGCAGTTGGCCAAGATGCTTAACACGGCAACGCCGCAGGAGGCAGAAGCCATTCTGCAACAACTAGAGCGCGCGGCGCCAGCCCGCGCCAAGCGCGAGCGTGCGTTTGAGCAGCGGGCCACACAAGCCGGCGGTGCCGGTGCGCGGATCATTGCCCCGTCCCCGGAAACGGAGCGCGAAGAGAAGCCGTTCGAACTGCGTATCCCCACGCTGTCAGACGGCCTGTCCACCATGCCTGGAGCGCCTCGCTGACATGCGCTCCACCGACTTCCCCTTCGCTGTGATGCCGCAGCGCCTGCAGCGCGGTGGCGGCCCGTCGTTCGCGGATCGTGCGCGCACGGTGGCGAAGGGGGCGACGTTTGCGTTCAACGACGAGATTGAGGCTGGTCTGCGGGCGTTGATGCAGCTAGACCCGGCGGCTTACGAGCGCGAGGTGGCGCGCATCCGGGCGCAGCAGGCGGCATACGAGGAGGCCAACAAGGCGGAGTCGCTCGGCCTTGAGATCGGCGGCGCGTTCCTACCGGCGCTTCTGCCGGGCGGTCAGGGCCTCGCTGCGGCCCGCATGGCGTCGCTGGCAGCCAAGGCACCGCGCGCTGCTGCGCTTGCGCCTGTGGCCGGTGAGGCGGCGCTGTACGGCGTTGGTGCGGCCGACAGCATGGCTGAGATCCCGCGCAGCGTCGGCGAAGAGATGCTGTTTGGTCTGGGCATGTACGGCGCTGGCGCTGCCCTCGGGCCGCGCCTCAAGGGTCTTGGCGTGAAGGCCGCCAACGCGGTTGGCGACCGGGTGCTGGGGCCGAGGGTCGAGAACCTCATGTACAGCGATAAGATCGGCGGCCCTCAGTACAAGCCGGGCGATACACTGCCAGCTTATGGCGTGCGGAACATCTTCAGGCCGGCCGAGTTGGACGACATCGTGAGTTCCGGTTTCATGCGGCCGCCGCCCGATAGGGCAAGAAACACAACGCGGAAATACTTCACGATGACCGACGCGGAGGTGCCGTCCGCTGCCAATCAGCAAGCCATGCACATTCGCGTGCCGTCGAGCCGCATCCCGCAGGGTCGCGCAGTGCGCGCCAAGGATGTGGAAATCTGGGACAACGAGGCGAAAGAGTTCCGCAAGCTGCTCGCGGTGAAGAAGGGCCGTCGATGAGCCGGGCGTCGCGTTTTTCCGATCTGATCTCGGAGTACGGCAAAGCCGCTGTGGACGAGGTGATGTCCGCCCTCGGCCGCGACGCCGAACCGGAGATGGTTGCAAAGGCCGTGGCGCAGCGCGCGACGGAGAAGTCCCCCGCGCTGCCCGCGCCGCCGAAGCAACTTGCGCTGCCTGCGCCGGGGCTCCCGAAGTTTGCAGTCAAGCCGCAAGAGATGGCTGCACCACCCCCAAAGGCATCGCTGGCCGTTAATCCACAAGGCCCGCTCCGCAAGACAATCGACTTGAATTACTACGGCAGCCCGGTTCAGGTGATGCAGAACCCAACGCCAGCTAGGCTGCAAGGCTTCCTCAATAAAACAAAATACAAAGCAGCGCGCCGCATCATAGACCCCACCAGCGGTGACGTTTACGTGTGGGATGCGGACGCGCCTGCTCTCCATGCGTTGGTTGCCGAACAGCTAGGCCTGAAATATAATCCCAAGATGGGTGACATTGTCGGGCTGGACTAGTCGGCAGTTACAATGTCGCCCGCTCCGGGGGGTAAATGGTACTCAAGGCCGAGACTGTCAGCCCCTTGACGATGGGTGCCATTTTCTGCCGGCCAATACCAAGCCCCATTTGGCGTAACGATGCGTCGCAGAGCACGGTGCTTTGATTTTGCAAGCAGCGCACTGATTTGCGCGGGCGTGGGGTTTTTAACTGCATCTTTCATCTGGTTTCCATCCTGACGAGAGGGCTTCAAGTGCAACTGAAGCCGGGCCGCTGATCGGCGTAGACCCGGTTTCCCAGTTCCGTATCGTGCGCTTGCCGTTTATGTCTGGATTAGCAAGCCGCAACGCTGCCGCTAGTCCAGACTGCGTTAGTCCGAGCTGGCGGCGTGCTGCCCGAATAGCGTCCGGCGTCATTGCCATCACAGTTCGTTGTAACTACGCGTGACGTAACCGGCGACGGGCAAAGCGCGGACGGCCTCATAGTCGTCCGCCATGTAGTCGATGCCGGTGTCGTCGGCATAGACGACGTAGTGATCCTCGCCACCGTAGATCACGCTGCGGCCAGCATCCTCGTAGGAGAGGCCGTGCGTACCGATGCTTTCGTCGATAAGGCGGCATGCATCCGTGATGGTGTCGGCGATGGTGGTGCCCCAGACGAGGCCGCTGTTGCTCTCGATGATGGTGTAAGTTGTCATAGTGTGTCTCCCGTGTTGGTGGGGCGCTGCCCCGTTGCTGATGTATTATTTATAGGGGAAATCTTTTCCCCCGTCAACAGGTTTGTGCAGAAGGGTCGCTAGATGGCTGCAGCCGTCCCAGTTAGAAGTTCCACGGCGTGGCGTCGTATTGTGCCGCAACGGCGCGCGCTGTGCGCTTACCGTCAACCTTGTGTTCGCAAATGAAGTGGCGGCGCCCGTTGGACAGGACGCTGATGGTCAGCACGCCGTCAAAACGCTTGGTTGGGGCGGTGTAGTCTGCGATGCGTTGCATTGGTAGTCTCCCTGTGTGGTGGGGCAGTGCCCCGGTGATGGTTAGGCTGCGCGGACGATCTGGACGCGCAGCACATCGCCATACTTGTTCGCGTAGGCCTTCGCATATGCCTCAATAAGCCACGCCGACGCGGTGCGCGTTTCTACAAAACGCCACATGTTTCCCCCGCCGCCTTGGATGGCGCGGGGGTCGTCTGAGCCTGCGATTTCTTCAAAGAAACGTGCGGTGATCTTCATGTCGGTAGTCTCCCCATGTGGTGGGGCAGTGCCCCGGTTGGTGTCCCCTTATGGGGCCGTTTGTCCTAAACGTCAACAGCTAAATTACCCGGCCTCCAGCCGGTGAGCAGCGCCTCAATTGCCACGGATGCCGGGCCGCTGATCTCGCGATCGCCTGCCTCCCAGCGGCGCACAGAACGCTTGCCGTCGCCGCCCATGCGCAGCAGGACTGCCAGCTCATGCTGCGTCAACCCCAGTGCCCGGCGGGCGTCACGGACTTCGTTCGGGCTCATCGCCCGCAACTCTTGTGTCATGTTGTATTCCTTGTTGTCGATGGTCACTCGCACGACCAGATTTCGCTGGAGCGCTTAAGCTGCGGCCAGCCCTGATCGACGGTGAATGACCGCTCCTCAAACAGGAGATTGTTTGTCGGCACGATGGTCAGCCGATCGCGGTTGGTGCGGATGAACATGAACTCTTTGCTTTGGCTGGGCTCATGCGTGAATGCATCACCCTGCGGCACCGCCGTGAACAGATACTCGCCGGCCTCTCCGCCCTTCACCTTCACCCGTAGTCCGTCCAGATAATCATAGATGAGCAGCGAGAAGTCCCTGCCGTAGCAATCCCAGATCTGCGCTTGCGGCAGCGTCCAGTCGGTGCATGCCGGATCGGCGCTGAAGCTGATGGCGTGGGGTGGCAGACCACGATAGAATGCACCACTGCACTCCAGAATGACGTGACAACCCCACGCGCGACCTGGGTGGCTATGCAAACCAAACCACACGGCCGCCTCCCAGCCGGTGGCACCCTCGCGGATGAACGATCGATCAACCCAGACGTAGTAGTGGCGCGGCAGGGACGCGCTGGAACTACTCATGCGTCTTCCATTTTGTTGATCTCGTGGCGGAAGCGCTCGTCTCGGATGCCCCAGATGTGGGTGCGTTCCATGTACTGCGATTTCAGTTTGGCCAGCCGGTCGTTAACGGCGTCCAGTTCAGCCTGCAGTCGATCGCGCTGGGCGAAGACCTCGCGTGCCTCGGCGATCATTTGCGCACGCCCTTGCGGCCGAAGCGGCCGGTCTTGGGGTCGCGGAAGAATGCCTGCTTGAGAGTGTCCTCCAGCCGCTCGAGCTTGGAACGCAGGACGCGGATGACCAGCTCGTTGGTCGCCGCCTCGGAGGCTTTGGTCTCGGCCTCGCCGAGCTTGACGTACAGGGCCTCAATCTCGCGCTTCTGGCTGGCGGCGAGCCACTTGGCCTCACGCAGTGCGCCCCACGGGTTGATGATGTCACTGATGCTCATTGGTCCCTCCTGTTGCTGATTGTTTGCCCGTTAAGTTGAAATTGGAACGACCGCGACCCACGGCTCGGGCGTCATTGTAGATTTCGGGTCGATGCGCTTTCAAGGCGGTCGCGAAACGCGGAACTGACCCCCAGCCGTATTGATGTGCAAGCTCGCTCAACGTCAGGCCGTTGTGCTGCCCACCAACTGGAGGCAGCGTCGGTTTAGTACCCGGCGGCCGTGGCGGATGGTAGGTGCGCTTTGTGGGCTGCTCCGCCTCAAGGCGCGCCTCCACCCCCTTCACCTGGGACAGGTGGGCGCGAACGCGCTCATTGATGTAGATGCGCTCCATGCGCCCCGTCTCGGGGTACAGCCACCAGAAGCGACGACCTCTAATGATTGCCTTGCGGATCATGCGTCATCCTCTACGGGGTCGTGGCCGTACCGCTTGCGGTAGATCTTCAGTCCGAGCAGAAGAAAGTCCCGAAGGTCCGGCGGCTCCTCATTACGCTCATCAAAGAACTCAGCGTAGGGTATGCGGTAGGTGTAATGCTCGCCGTCGTCGGCGTAGGCGTCCTCAAGGAAGACGACGATGTGGCCGTCCATGAGATAGATTTCGAGGCGCTGCTTACGCAGCCACCGCGAGACGGCTTTGTTGATGAGCGTCTCAACGTCATCGAGATTGACGTGGAAATCGATGTCGCCCTTCGTCGTCTTGGGATCTGGGTCGATAAATGTCATGGCTTAGTGCTCCTTTACCAATCGGTGTCATCAAGGTCGTCGAGGTTGATGGGCGGCTGCCGGATGATGATGTAGGCGGCCGTGCCCATGAGGGCGAGGATGACCAAAGCCAGCCAGTTGTTGCTCGTCACCGGGATGTCCTTTCCAATGCCCAGAGAGGTGCACAGCGCTCGCCTGCGGGTGTGTCCACCAGCACCATCTGGTGGTCCTGACAGTAAGCCTCGGCGCGCTGGCGGGTCTTCTTTTCCCACGCGCACACCCACAGGGTCAGGCCGAGGACGACGCCGAGAGTGCAAATGATAATGATGGCTATGCGGTTAGTCATTGGTCGTCTCCCTTTGCAGCGGCGATGATGTCGTCCACGTAGGCCAGCAGGCGCAAGGCATCGTTCGCCTCGGGCTGGCCGTCGTCACCGTCGATCACGTCTGCGTAACGATCAAGGTATTCGGCGCACTCCTGCAGAGCGGCCAGCAGGTCAGGCGCGGCAGCGATTAGCGCGGCGTTGGCATCATCTGTGTTGTCGTCCATCGCGCAAACAACGGCCAGCGTCTCATCTGGTGATGTGCCTATGTCGTATCCAAAAACGCGCCAAGGCCCCGGTGTGTGTTTCGCGCTCATGCCGCCACCTGCGCGGCGATGCGACTGATGCTGCGGCAGGCGGCGATGGCTTGCCGGCGGGAGGCCTCACGCGGCAGCCACTGCAGCCAGTCGGTCGTGGGGTGGAGTAGGGCCCACGCGGCGCTGCTGATCGAGCGCGTCGTGGGGCACAGGGGCTGCGGTGGGCCGGCGGTCTCGACCAACTTGCTGTCGCGCCACTCTTGCTTGGCGATGTCTTCCTTGAGCCATGCGTACATTGGTCGTCTCCCAGTTGGTGGGGCGCTGCCCCGGTTGATGTTAGGCGCGGCGCAGAAAGCGCAGGCGGTGCAAGCGTTCGCCGCCAATCATTACCGACACATCGCCGGCATCGCGGATCATTTGGCGTTCCACTGCACAACAAAGCCACCGGGAACTTCATAAAATGCGCCGCCATTTTTGATCTTTGCGGCAGCAATGGCAATGGCGTCATTCAGGTTTTTGACTTTGACGGTAAACATTTTGCATTCCCTTTTGGTGGGGCGCTGCCCCGGTTGGTGTGGTGTCAGACGGCGCGCTCGGCAATGGCGTCGAGGATGGCGTCGGCCCATCCTGCGAAGTACCAGCCGGTCTGGTTGGTGTTGGGCAGGACGCCGTAAGCGTGCACCTCACCGTTACGGGCGATGCGGACGCGCTCGGCGTCAACGTGGGCGATAATGGCGGCGCGGTTGGTCTTGGTCATTGGGTGTCTCCGGTTGGTCTGATTGTTATGGGGCCATTCGTCCTAAAGATCAACAGGGAAAATGCAGTGCCGCGAATTATTTTATCGTGGCAGCGAATGCGTTGACCTGAGCTTGCGCATTCTCTGAGCCGGGGCACACGATGCAGGTGTGGCCGAGGCTCTCCAGATATTTGATCCAGTCGGTCTGCTCGGGCGAGACACGGCCGCCCTTCCGGCGCTTCATCTCGATCCATAGCCGCCAAGCCGGCACGAAAAGATCGGGAACGCCAGCCGACGCGCCCTCGGCCTTGAGCTTGGCGCCGGCCGCCTGAGAGCGATAGCCGCCGTTGGGGATCGCAAATATGCGAACGTCCGCAAACTTGCGCCGGAACCAGCGCACGAAATCACACTGCTCCTCATGCTCGGTTGGGAAAGTTTCCTTCAGAATGGCACCTCCCTTGGCTGCACATCGTATGGATCGTGTTCCCGCCAGTCCGGGCAGGCGCTTGGCGCCTCTTGGAACTCGGCGGGCGGCGTTGCGGCGTGCTTGTGGCAATGGTTGGTTTCCCGGTGAAAATAGTTGCAGTCCCAACATAGTTTAGGGCGCCCGCATTCCCAAGCAATCAGCGCGGCTGGCTTTGTTGCCATACTCATCCCCACAGTCTCCCGATGATGCGATGATATTTGCCATCGCGTTTGTATGTGATGTCCGCTGGCGGCCTTGAGGCATTCATCACGGCAGCGGCGCCGTCGAGCGTGATGCCTTGCCTCAACTGCGCGCCAGCACTGCTGGCAATGATGCCAAGCGTCGCCACCGCCTTTTCACCGGCGTAGCCGCCGTGCGTAACCGGAAAATATTCCTCGACCAGCGGATCGCTCAGGCCGCCATAATACGACACGGCCAGCATTTCCTTGCCACTGGCACGGCTCGTGTGTTTGCGCCACCTCCACTCCGTAACCGTCATCTCCTGCACATCGACGCCCATGATGTCGTCGTGGTGCAGCTCCAGCTTGGGCTTCTCGGGTTCTGGGAACGGCGTATCACAGGTCGGGCAGACCTTGGCGCTGATGTGCACCAGCTCATTGCAGGCATCGCAGACCTTGACCGGCGCCTCGCCATTGCCATCGCCCTTGCGCTTCGGGGGCTCCACAGCGGTGATCGGCCCATGCGCCTGCACCACCCCCGCAAAGTCCAGCACAAGGCAGTGATCGGTGTGGCTCTTCACGCGCATCCCGCGGCCAGCCATCTGGACATACAGGCTGGCGCTCATCGTCGGCCGCAGCATGGCAATCAGATCGATGTCGGGATAGTCGAACCCGGTCGTGAGGACGTTTGCGTTTGTCAGCGCCCGCAAGCGGCCGCCCTTGAAATCCGCCAGTATCTGCTCGCGATCGGCCTTTGGTGTTGTACCCACCACGCAAGCCGCCGGGATCCCGCGTTGGTTCAGCAGCGCGGCGATTTGCTCGGCATGGTGGACGCCGGCGCAAAAGAACAGCCACGCCTTGCGCCCCTCCGCCCGATCGATCACCTCGTCAACCACGGCGACGTTGTTCTCGTCGGTATCGATCGCCGCCTGCAGCTCGCTCTCGATATACTCTCCGCCCCGCTTGTGGACGCCGCTCACGTCGAACGTGGCATTGGTGGGCTTGCTACGCAGGGTGGAGAGAAACCCTTTGTAGATCAGTTCCGCGATCGACACCGGCTCGATCATGGCGTGGAACAGGGCCGGTGCATCAGTGATCAGCCCGTGGCCCAGCCGGTATGGCGTGGCTGTCAGGCCCACGACGCGCAGCGCCGGGTTGATGGCGGTGAGGTCGGCCAGCAGGTGACGATAGCTGCCCTCGTCCTTGTGGCTCACCAGATGGCACTCGTCGATAATGACAAGATCAATGTGGCCTAGTTGCTGCGCCCTGCTCCGCACCGATTGAATGCCGGCGAACGTGATTGGCTCGCCGAGGCGCTTGCTTCGCAGCCCGGCGGAATAGATGCCCATCGGCGCGTTAGGCCAATGTTCGCGCATTTTGGCAGCATTCTGCTCGATAAGCTCCTTGACGTGGGTCAGCATCAGGACGCGCGTTTCCGGCCAGTTTTGAAGCGCATCTTTGCACAGCGCCGCCACGATGTGGCTTTTGCCGGAACCGGTTGGCAGCACCAGACACGGGTTGCCAGCGTTGCCCGCAGCGAACCAGCCATACAGCTGGTCGATGGTGTGCTGTTGATAGTCACGGAGCATCACGCCACTACCTCCGCTTCAGGGAACACCCGCTTCACATTCTCAACTTCTTCGGTCCCGCACACGGCCGGGTTCGCCAGTATCTCGCGGCTCTTGTATGCAGTCGCGCTGTTCTCAATCACGCGATCGCCAATGCGCCACATGACGCTGTGGCCGTCCTCGCTGGGGATCATTGGCCACGGCACCAGATCAGGGTGGATGATGTGGTCATCGCAGCCGGTGTGCTGGAAATCGACCGGGATGTGGTCGGCCTCGTGCCGCTCGCAGCGCCAGGTGCTGTCGGGCTTCGCCGTCGCATGCGCACATGTGCGGCAGTTGGCGTGCTTGGTCGGCTCGGCCTTGTGGCAGAAGCTGTGCGCCGGGCAGAAGCGGCACTGATACCAGCTAGGATCGATGCTGATGGGTGGTGGTAGGCGATCCGCCAGTGTGATGCGCTGGCCGCGCTCCACTGCTCTGGTGGCAACGTCGGGGTTGTAGCGCACGCGCTCGACATAAAGCCGGTCATCGTCCTTGCAGACCGCCACATAGAGCGCGCGGTCAATGTTGGTGCCGTGCATGTAGACCTGCATCTGGACGAAGTGCATCGGCTTGGATTTCTCAACGCCTTTGGCCGCCATGTCATCAAAGCTCTTTTTCGAATGTGTCTTGAACTCGGCAACGTGGCGCTTTGTCGGCGCCTCTGGCACGCCGCTCTCAATGACGCCGTCTAGGCTGCCGGAGACGTGACTGCCAAAATCGATCCGTTGCTGGCTCGATCGCACGTCTATCCCGACGTTGCGCAGGTCACATATGATGATGGATTCTTCGTTCTGGCCGCGGCGGAACAGGCGCAGGATGCGTCCCTCAAACGCCTCCACTACGGCCCAGCGGAACGACAGCCACAGCCACCGATCGCAGGGGTGGCCCAGCAGGCTGCACCCCAGATGCGGGCGCGGCTTCTCACTCTGCGATTTATGATATTGGTCAATCAGGTGCGGTATGGTATTTATCGGCTCGGGCAATTTCATTGGCCTGTCTCTCGCTGCTGCGGTTGAGGCGTCCCCCCGGCTCCAACCCCAAATGGCCGGGGGGACAAACTCACTTACTTAGCCCAAGGCGGCTTGGCGCTTGCGCTGGCTGGCGCGGCCGATGCGGAACCCGACGCCTTCGGCATCGCCGCCGTTGAGCCGCCGATCGCCTTCCAGCCCGCGATCTCATTGCGGTCCTGCGTGTAACCGTTGGCGATGTCCTTGGCGCTCGCCTTCTTGATGCGCACCTTGATGCAGACATTGCCGCCGATCAGTTCGTCGGAATCCTGCACCCGTTGCAGGCCAATGGCGCGCATCAATTCACCCAGTTGTTCTCGACCGATGCGTTCGGCCTCGACGCTGGGGTTGCGGATGTTCAGGCTGCCGAAAATGACCCGGCCCTGCTGCGTCGGCCCAGTGATGTCGTAACGGACATCGATCTTGGTGCCGGTGCCAGCCTTAGTCTGACCGACATCGGCCTTCGTGATCGTGGCGTCATACCACCCCTCAGGCAGCAGGTCATAGCTGCGCTCAGGCTGCGGCAGGTTGTCGACGACAAAAGTTTCTTCGAGAAATGCCATGTCAATTACTCCTTGGTGATGGTGAACGAGGGACGGCCCGGTGTGGCCGTTATTGCGTCAAGCAGCGGGGTTGTGATTTCCGGCTTGGCTGCTTTCCAAGCGAAGGCGTTGATTTCCGGCTTCCACCGGAACAGGCTTGCAAGATGGTCGCTCAGGCCGTTCTCCGCCGCCAGCTCTTGCAGCTTGTCGGCGTTGATCTTGCGGTTGATGCGGCCCTCGATCTTGACCTTGTACGTGTCCGCATCAAAGTTGAGGGTGCCCTCCAGCGTTTCGGCCACGTTAAAGGTCTTGACCATCGCATCCTCAAGATCGCGGCGTGTCTTGATCGCGGCAGTCTCAATCGCCTTGGCGTCCAGCCACTGCTGGTAGATTGAGACGGTCATACAAACTCACTGTTTCTTTCTTCAAGCATCGCGTCTGCAATCGAAAATGCCCGCTCAACGGTCTCAATGATTGACAATTTCTCCTCATCGTCTTTCGCTGCGGCCAACAATCCGATCAGTGCTTGTCCGGCAAACCAGTCGAGCAGCGTCATTCCCCCAGCGCGAACGCCTTCATGGTTAACAATCGGAAACGCTGGGCCTCCCTTTTTTTCATAGTTTGTCACGCTGCACCTCCAATCTTGGCAATGATGGCGCCGAGATCCGGCGCCTCCCACGTCTCCAGTTTGCCGGAGCGGTCCTTGGCCAGCCATGCGCCGTCGCCGTCGCACATCAGAGCGCGCTGGGTCACGCCGTCGGCGTCACGCTCAACCCGAAGCGCCAGCACCTCGTCGAAGAAGTACGGCAGCCCCTGCGTCAGGCTCTTACCGGGCATGCCCGGATTGTAGAGCAGCTTGCCCATCTCATCCTGCGACTTCTCCAGCTTGGCACTCATGTAGATGTGCTTGCCGGGCAGGTCGCGGAACGCGCGGATGAGTTCCTGCATGGTGGTGTTGAGTTCACCATATGCCGCGCGGCCGTCCTTGTTCTTGCGCAGTTCGTGGGCCAGCACGACCTCGGCGACCTCGCTGATGCTGTCCAGCGCCACGCTCTGATATGATGCCGCCTCGGTCGACGACTTGGCCCACTCGTACGCCTCACGCAGATCATCCATGCCGGTGATCTCAATGTAGGGAAGGTCGGCGTCTTGGATTGACAGCAGACCACCCTCCGCCGACAACACGACCGGGTTCGGTAGCGTGCGGATCAGGCTCGTCTTGCCGGCGCCAGCCTGACCGTAGCAGAGCAGCTTGACGCCGTTGGCGGCCAGTCCGCCCGTCTGTTTCAGATTGATTGCCATAATGGCTCTCCTCGCTTCGCACCTGTCGGACAATCCAGTCGGTGCGTGAAAGTGTCTTTACAGCGCGTGTGGTGTGGTTGTAAAGCCTGAATTGTGGAAAAATCAAAAAGGAACGCTGATGCTCAATCTGGAACAACTGCGAACGGCACTTGAGGATCGGAATCTTGAAAAGGTGTCGCAGCGCACCGGCATCCACCGCAACACGGTTGCTGCGATCCGCAACGGCGCGAACGCCAATCCGACATATGCGACGATGAAGGCTTTGTCTGACTATCTGACTGCGGCGACAGTCGATGGTTGACCTGACCAACATCCTGGGTGGCCCGTGGTCGCCGCCGAAGGTGGCGCAGCCTGATCCGCCGGCCGTGCAACTACTCGACGCCATGCAGCGATCGGGACTAACGCCGCCGCGTGAGATTGTCCTCGATGGCAAGCTGCACCGCTTCAACTCCGGCACGAAGGGAAGCCCCGGCGCCGGCGACAAGTCCGGCTGGTACGTGGCCTACTCCGATGGCATCCCCGCCGGCCGTTTCGGCTGCTGGCGCGCTGGCATTGAATCGACGTGGCGCGCCGACGTGGGTCGCAGCTTGACCCCGGCCGAGGAAATGGCTCACGCCCGCCGCATGAACGAGGCCAAAGCCGCACGTGATGCCGAGACGGCTCGCACCCGCGAGACCGCCGCCAACACCGTAGAGGCTATCTGGGTCGGTTGCATGGGCGCCGATCCGGCGCATCCCTATCTGGCGCGCAAGGGTGTCGCCGTGCATGGCTCCCGCGTCACGGGCGATGGCCGGCTGGTCGTGCCGCTCTATACGCCAGACGGGCATCTGGCATCGCTCCAATATATCGACGTGGACGGCGGCAAGTTATACCATTCCGGCGGCCAGACTGGCGGCTGCTATTGGATCGTCGGGACGATGGATGAGCCGGGCACCGTCTACATTGCCGAAGGTTTCGCCACGGCCGCGACCATCCACGAAGTCACCGGGCGCCCCTGCGTCGTGGCCTACTCGGCCTCCAACCTCGTGCCCGTCACCGGCTCGATACGCGAGCTGGTTGGGATCGCGGCGCCGATCACGATCGTGGCAGACAACGACACATCCGGCACCGGCCAGAAATACGCCGATCAGGCCAGTGCCAAGCACGGCGCGCGGGTCGTCATGCCCCCCATCCCCGGCGATGCGAACGACTACGTGCAGGCGGGGCACGACCTGAAGGCGCTGCTGAACCCGCCCCCTGCAGTAACAGACTGGCTCACTCCGGCCGATGACTTCTGCCTCGAGCCCGCGCCAATCCGCTGGCTGGTCAAACACTGGCTACAGGAAGCCGCGCTGATCATGGTGCACGGCCCGTCAGGTGGCGGCAAAACCTTCGCCGTGCTGGATTGGAGCCTGCACATCGCGTCGGGTCGCACCGACTGGCATGGCCATCGCGTCAAGCCCGGCCCAGTGGTCTATCTGGCCGGCGAGGGCCATCACGGCTTGCGCAGCCGCGTTGCCGCGTGGAAGCAGCACCACAAAGCCGGCACGCTGGACATGTGGATTTCCAAAACCGGCACGGACCTGAACACGCCAGAGGGGTATCAGCGGGTGGTCGATGCCATTCGCGCGCTGCCGCACCCACCCAGCCTCATAAATGTCGACACCCTGCATCGCTTCCTGTTCGGCGATGAGAATAGCTCAGTCGATGCCAAGACGATGATCGACGCCTGCGCGGCTCTCATGCGGGAGTTCAGCTGCTCCGTGCTCCTCGTCCACCACACCGGCGTTGCCGATGAGGCCCAGCACCGGGCGCGCGGATCGTCCGCATGGAAGGGCGCGCTCGAGATCGAGATCAGCGTCGTCCCCGCCAAAGGCGACACGCCAATACAGATCGTGCAGCGCAAGTCCAAGGATGCCGAAGAGGCCGAGCCGGTCTACGCGGAACTCCAGTCAGTCGCCATCAACGGCTGGCTGGATGAGGACGGAGAGCCTGTTACCAGCGCCGTACTTGTAACCGCAGAGGCACCTCCAGAGCGGAAAAAAGAATCCAAATTGGATACATGGCGCAAGATGTTTGAGAGCGCGTGGTTTGATTCCGGCACCGAAATCGTCAACGGGAAGCCATTTGTGTCGCGATCGGCGCTGCTCGATTACCTCAAAATCAAGGTGGGTTTGAAGGAGGCATATGCCCAGCAGTACCTCAAACCAGGCGTCACCGACAAGCTGATCGGGGCGCTGACCTTGGCCGAAATGGTGGAGAAAAGTGGGGCCGGATTTGCCGTAATTTGCCAAAATATGGCGAGCAGGATGGAAATGGCCAAGAATGGCCAAAAAGCCTAACGTACATACGCGTACTTTTTGAAAAGATACGGTGTAAGTCATTGAAATACAAAGGAAAGTGGTTGTGGCGTATCTTTGTTCGTATCTTCACCGGGGCAGGGCGAGTCAGCGTACCGTATCGTACTCCCCCCTTTAGGGGGGATACGAAAAGTACGCTACGAGCGGCGGCTTTTGAGACGGGTTGGATTGGGGACTGAAGTGGGGTGGAATTGAGCATGAAAATTGATCAGGTTTTGGGGGATGGCGTCAGTTCGTGGCGCGAGATCGAGGGATATGCTAGACTGGTCGCAGATCGGCTGGAGGCGGTTGCTTGCGACAGTCCAGGTGATGGCTTATTTACAGATCGCCAGACCGAGATCGGAAACTGAGATGACGCCAAAGATTGAACAGGTCGCAGTTGCAGATATCATCCCTTACGCCTCAAACTCTCGTACCCATTCTGATGCACAGATCGCACAGATTGCTGCAAGCATCCGAGAGTTTGGCTGGACGAACCCGATCCTCATTGATGGCTATAATGGGCTGATCGCTGGCCACGGGCGGCTGTTGGCGGCGCGTAAGCTGGGCATGGGGGAAGTGCCGGCTATCGTCCTCGATCACCTTAGCAAGGCCCAGCAGCGCGCCTTGGTGATTGCGGATAACCAACTGGCGCTAAGTGCCGGGTGGGACATTGATATGCTGAAGGCTGAGATCGAGGATCTTAAGCTGGATGGATTTGATCTGGAACTGCTGGGATTTGATGATAAGTTCCTTGATGGGCTGTTAGAGCCAGAGCCGACCGAAGGGCTGACCGATGAGGATGCGGTGCCAGAGGCGCCGGCGATTCCGGTAACGGTGGAAGGTGATGTTTGGGTGCTGGGCAATCACCGGCTTATGTGCGGGGATAGCACTAGCATTGATGCGTTGCAGACGCTCACTGGCGGTGCCTTGGTGGACATATGGCTCACTGATCCGCCTTACAACGTGGCGTATGAGGGCGGCACTAAAGAGAAGCTGACCATCCAAAACGATAGCATGGGTGACGACGATTTTCGTCAGTTTCTGCGCGATGCCTATTCCGCTGCCGACGCTGTCATGAAACCGGGTGCCGTGTTTTATATCTGGCACGCAGACTCGGAAGGTTACAATTTTAGGGGTGCCGCTCAGGACATAGGATGGAAAGTGCGTCAATGCCTAATTTGGCGCAAATCATCGCTGGTCATGGGACGCCAGGATTATCATTGGCAGCATGAGCCTTGCCTTTACGGTTGGAAGGAAGGTGCTGCTCACCTTTGGGCATCTGACCGCAAACAAACCACAATCCTTGAGTTTAACAAGCCTTCGCGGAATGGTGAGCACCCGACCATGAAGCCAGTGGAGTTGTTTGAATATCAGCTGCTGAACAACACTAAGGGTGCGGACATTGTCCTCGATTCGTTTGGTGGATCAGGCACAACGATAATTGCAGCCGAGAAGCACGGTCGCCACGCACGTCTCATGGAACTCGACCCAAAATACTGTGACGTAATTATCAAACGTTGGCAGGACTTCACCGGCCAGCAAGCCGTCCACGCTGAGACTGGGGAGGCGTTCGATGCCTCACGTTAATCTCACCGCAAAGCAGGAAGCGTTCTGCCAAGGCATCGCTGATGGGATGGGGCAGGCCGACGCTTATCGGCGCGCTTATGATGCGGAAGGCATGAAGGACAACAGCGTTTACCCGAAAGCGTCCGAGTTGATGAAAAACGGCAAGGTCGCGGCAAGAATTGCCGAACTGCGCTCTGCCGTACAAGAAAAGCAACTTTGGTCGCGGGAAATGTCGGTCAAGGCGCTAGTGCAAGCGTTCCGTGAAGGCACGGGATCGGTGAAGGTTGCAGCGGTTAGAGAACTTAACGCGATGCATGGCTACAATGAACCGGCCAAGTTGGCGATCAACGCGCAAGTTGGCGCGGCCTCGCCGGAGATCATGGCGGAATTGACCCAGGCGCTGCTGAGCGCGGCGAAGGGTGGCGAGAAATAAAACCGTGAACGCGCCATTCATCCCGCCCAAGATGGACGCCCGGCAGGCCGCGTTCCTGCTATGGCAGCGCGACTGGGCGGCGACTGCGCGACCTAACCAGATACCCGACTTGGTCGCCCCCGACGGCTTCGTTGAGATGGGCTTCATGGCAGGTCGCGGTTATGGCAAAACTCGCGTGGGTGCCGAGTGGGTCGCGCGTCAGGTCTATCTCGACCCGTTAGGCTTTGACAGCGCCGTTATAGCACCCACCTATCAGGACGTGAAGTTCACGTGCTTCGAAGGCGAGAGCGGCCTGCTGTCCGTCATCCCGCCAGAGCTGATCAAGGCGTACAACAAGTCGGATCTCGTCATCGAGATGTACAACGTCACCGGCGGTGTCAGCTCGATCCGAGGCTTCACGGCCGAGAAGCCCGAGCGTTTGCGGGGCCCACAAAACGCACGGCTGTGGTGTGATGAATTGGCGGCCTGGCAGTACGACGACGTGTGGGACATGGCGATGCTCGGATTGCGGCTGGGCCAGAAGCCGCAGGTGCTGTGGACGACGACGCCCAAGCCGCGCGATCTGGTGCGCAAGCTGACCGCGCCGAAAAAGGGCCGCGTGATCGTCACCGGCTCAACCTACGACAACCGCGCCAACCTGCCCGACGTGTTCTTTGACCAGTTGTCGCAGTACGAGGGCACGACGATCGGCCGGCAGGAGCTGTACGGCGAGCTGATCAACCCGGAGGAGAGCGGCATCGTCAAGCGCAGCCACTTCCGCCTGTGGCCGCACGACAAGCCTCTGCCGCGCTTCGAGCTGGTGGTGATGAGCCTCGACACGGCGTTCACCGAGGCTACCACCGACAAGCGATCGGGCGATGCCGACCCCACGGCTTGCACGGTCTGGGGTGTCTTCCAGCACGAGAAGCGGGCCAATGTCATGCTACTCGACTGCTGGGACGAGCGGTTGGGGCTCCCGGATCTTTTGCGTCGTGTCCGCAAAGAAATGGGGGTTGCATATGGTGACGATGATGACTCGGCCCTAGTGAAGCCGCTGTTCGGGTCAAGCAAGCCGCTCACGTCCGGCCGCAAGCCGGACATCTTGCTGATCGAGGACAAGGGTTCAGGCATCTCACTGCGCCAGATGCTGGAGCGCGAGCGCATCGAGGCCTACGCCTACAACCCCGGCCGCGCCGACAAGCTGACGCGGTTGCACATCGTGTCGCCCATCTTTGCACGCCGCATGGTCTGGCTGCCCGAAAGCGCCAAACATCCCGGCCGCCCGCGCAACTGGGTTGATCCGATGCTGACGCAATTGTGCAGCTACACCGGGCCGGGCAGCGTCAAGCATGACGACTATGTCGACTCGACCAGCCAGGCGCTGCGCTTGATGATGGACAAGCGTCTGCTCGATAGTGTACAGGCCAAAAAAGATGAACCGTCTGGGCCTCCGCCTAAGCCGGTGCGCAATCCGTACGCTAGTTGATTGGAGCGGGCATGGAAGACGATGACGATCTGCCCGAGACCGAAGTCGTTGATCTTGGCGACGAGGACGATGACGACGGTGTGATCGACACGCCAGACGGCGGCGCCATCGTGCGGCTCGATGACGATGAGGGCGACCCGCGCTCCGAAGACTTCTACGCCAACCTCGCGATCGACATGTCTGACAGCGAGTTGTCGGACATTGCGCAGACGTTCCTCGACCTGATCGGCAAAGACAAGGAAGCGCGCAAGAAACGGGACGAACAGTACGAAGAGGGCTTGCGCCGCACCGGCCTGGGCGATGACGCACCCGGCGGCGCGCAGTTCAACGGCGCGACCAAGGTCGTCCACCCGATGCTGACCGAGGCGTGCGTCGACTTCGCCTCACGCGCCATCAAGGAGCTGTTCCCGCCGCAGGGTCCGGTCAAGGATCTGATCGTCGGCAACGTGTCCGGCGACAAGGTCAAGAAAGCCAAACGCAAGACCGAGTTCATGAACTGGCAGCTCACGGTGCAGGCGACGGAGTTCCGCGCCGAGCTGGAACAGTTGCTCACTCAGGTGCCGCTGGGCGGCGCGCAGTACATGAAGGTCACTTGGAACGAGGCGCGCAACCGGCCGGAGTTTTTGTTTGTCGCGATCGACGACATGTATTTGCCGTTTGCGGCGACGAACTTCTACACGGCGCAGCGCAAGACGCACGTCCAGTATCTGACCACGATCGACTACCAGCGCCGCGTCAAGAGCGGCATGTACCGCGACGTGGATATCGGCCCCGTCAGCATGGAGCCCGACTTCAGCGTCGCCGAGAAGGCAAACAACAAAATCGAAGGCCGCAACGAGACATCCTACAACGAGGATGGGCTGCGCACAATCTACGAGATCTACACGGTCGCCGACATCGAGGGCGACGAGCTGCTGCCGTA